AATGTGGCGTACGTCGATGGCACCACGTCAAAAGGCGAGCGTGCGGCGATCCTGGAAGGGTTCGCTGCGATGCAGTTCGGCTACTTGGTGAACATCGATGTGTTGACAACTGGCTTCGACGCTCCCTGCATCGACTCGATCGCTTTGCTGCGGCCGAGCGAATCGAAGGGTCTGGTTTACCAGATGATCGGGCGAGGGTTGCGAAAGCACGAATCGAAAGCCGATTGCCTGGTGCTTGACTTCGCGGGAAACCTCCTCCGTCATGGTCCCATCAACACGTTCGCGGACGATGATGGACGGGACAAGGAGAAGCGAGAGGGAACCGGCGAGGCACCAGGGAAACCGTGCCCAGAATGCAAGGAGATCGTCCCGGCAAGTGCGTCGCGGTGCTTTTCCTGCGGGCATGAGTTCCCACCTCGGGAGATCAGGCACGGGATCAAGCCAACCGAGGCACCAGTGATTGGTCCCGATGGATCACGGATAGAGATTGCGAACGTCAGGGAGATGCGAGTGAGCGTCTACGCACCTGAGCACAAGCCTAGGATGATCCGCATCACCTACAGCCTGGAGGATCAGCCAGGCGTGACTGAGTACGTTTGTTTGGAGCATCCGAGCGGATCGTATCAGCGTCGCCAGGCTGAGGCATGGTGGCGTGACAGGTGCTCAACTCCGATCCCTCCTCATTGCTGGGCAGCGTACCGACTGTGGAAGGCGTGCCCTGAGGCGTTCGGGATCCCGCAACAGCTTGAGCTCCGCTGGCAGAAGGGTAAGAAGTGGCCCGACATCGTGCGGGCAATCGGTATCCAAAAGTGCATTTTCGAGGACGGGTATTTAGCCGATCTGATGGATGACATCACGATCGATAGCGACATTTTTCAGAGTCTACGGAGGGTGAAATGACAAAGATCAGCAAGTACATGACGAAGCAGGAAATTTCCGACAGAATTCAGATGATGCACGAGGCTTTGACGCTGCACAGAATGAGCCTGAGCACCGATCCAGAGGCAAGGCGAAGGCTTGAGGCATCCATCGAGCGTCACGCTCGGCAGCGTTTCACGCCAGTTCAGCGGCTCCATATTCTTGCTAATGTTCGGGCGACGATGGACACGCCATGCGACACTGGGTTGCCGTGGTTGCCTCCTCTCGGTGAGGCGTTCATGGAGCATTTGATTCATAAAGACGGCGCAAACGTCCCGCTCACAACTGAGGAGGAGGCGTGGCGGGATGCGGTGTACGCTGAGCGGAAGTACGTGCAGGACACTATCCGCAAGGCGTTCTGTTCACCGACTCAAACGCTGTGGGAGGGCCTGAGTCGGTTCGGTCACGATCTGCTGAACATGCACAATCGTCCTGATCTCAACAATGCAGCGTTCAGGAAGTCAGTGCGTGCGGCGATGATCGACGCCTGGGGTCGGTACCAGGCTGGCCAGCGATCCGGCTACTACTACGAACAAGAGCGACTGCAAAAACAGGAGGCGGACTGCATCGCCCGAGGTGCGACAACGTGAACATCGAGTTCATGGGCGGGCCTTTGGACGGTGAAACGAGATCGTACATCATGCATCTTTGGCCGCCTGCCAGGATCATGGTGAGGCGTGAGGCGGAAGACGGGCGGGTCGTCGTTCACGTCTATCGGTACGCGGGCGGGAAAACGATGTCGGTGGTTGCGTATGAGTTTGAGCGCAGCGAGGAGGGCTGAGCGATGGGAACCTGGGAGCACATCCCGCAGGAGCTGAAAGAGCTGAGGCAGTGGACGACATGGTGGGCGACTTCTGACGGGCGAAAGGGATTCGCCGGGAAGTCAAACGAGCCATCAACCTGGCGGACGTTCGATCAGGTGAAAGCGGCTGAGAAGATCGCGTTCGTCATCGGCGAGCGTGGCGAATTTGTGGGCGTCGATCTCGATGATTGCATCGTCGATGACGAATTCACCGATCAGGCGGCCGAGATCCTCCAGGCGTTCGCGGGCGTGTCGTACGCTGAAATCTCGCCATCGGGAACCGGTGCGAAACTGCTAATTCGCGGCAGCAAACCAGACTGGGCTGTGTCCCGTGCTGGAACCTGGCTGGAATGCTACGACAACCGGCGTTTCTGGTGCCTTACCGGTCAGGTAATCGGGCCAGAGTGGGCGACGATCGGCCAGGATGAGGGACAGGTGGAATGGCTGTGCCAAAACTGGCTCAGGAAGCCCGAAAATAGCCCGCCAGAACGCACGGAGGCACCGATTCGTCTGGAGAGCCAGGCAAGCGTGTGGGATCGTGCGATGGGGTACGTTGAATCCTGCCCGCCTGCGATGGTCGGCGGCCGGGATAACGCAGCCTACAGCCTGGCCGGGAACCTGATGGCGATCGTCGACGAGTACGGGCAGGGACTCACCGACGAGGAGGTGTATCAGCTCCTCGCCCTCTGGAACGGGCGGAATCCCGAGCCACTGAGCGATCATGAGATCCAGACGAAGGTGAGATCAGCCAGGCAGAACGGAACGCCTCGCGAACTGAAACGACCGGAAGTGGCTGGATGGCCTTCGATCGATGCCATCACGATCCAGGCTGATGACGAAGAAATCGATGTGAACCTCGATGGGTTCCTCGACCGATCGCGGGAGTCAAGGAATTCAACCTGGCCGGAAGCGTTGCTCTACCCTCCAGGATTCTTGGGCGATGTTGTCCGGTGGATCAACTCGCAGAACAGCAGGCCAAGCCCGATCCTAGCCTTGCCTGGTGCTTTGGCGCTGCTCAGTGTGCTCTTGGGATCCAAGTGGAAGGACAAAACCGGCCAACATGCCAATCTGTATTTGATTTCAGTTGGCGGGCCTGGTTCAGGGAAGGCTGCGCCGATCCGAGTGGTTCAGGATGTGCTCAACGATTGCAATGCCTCAAAACTCTGGACCGGGAAGACGACCAGCGATTCTGCGATCGCATCGTGCATGAAAACCTGCCCGACGAAACTGTTCATCTGGGACGAGTTCGGCAAGTTCCTCCAGAAAACGAAGATGGCCTACGGTGGAGGACCGCTGAACAGCGTTCAAGATGCCATGCTCGAACTGTGGGCACCTGGCAAGGTCTGGAAGCAGAAAACGTACAGTGATAGCAGCCACAACAAGGAAATCGACAATCCATTCATGTCCCTCCTTGCTGCAACCACGCCTCAGACCCTCTGGGCCGGATTCGATGAGTCGAACCTAGTCGATGGGTTTTCAGCGCGCCTGCTGGTGTTCGTCGAGCCCAACTACGCGCCACTCATCGAGCGAGAGCGTCAGGATGTGCCAGAGTCGATCCTTGCACCCGCTCGATGGTGGCTGAGATTCACTGAGAACCAGGGCGACATGAAAGCGGTGCATCCAGGTTGCAGGGTGATTCCAGACGGTGAGGGAGCGTCGGACATCTTCAAAGCGATGGCGCAGCATGTCGACAGCAACCACAAAGACGAGGTGGCATGTGCTCAGTGGGCACGGGCACCAGAGAAGGCCCGCAGGCTAGCCATGCTTTACGCTTGCAGCCGAGATCAAGAGGCACCCGTCGTCGACCGAGCGGCTGCCAACTGGGGTTGTCAGGTTGTTGAGATTGCGACGACGCAGTTCCTCAAGCACGCTCGCCGGGAGATCGGTGGAAGCGATCATGCAGCTCAGAAGTGGCGTCGAATCCTTTCGTTCATTGTTGCCGAGTCGAAGCAAAAACGAGTTGTCACAAGGCGGCAGATTTTGCGGAAGTTTAGCATCCCAGTGAGCGAAGCCGACAAGATCCTTACTGCGATGCTGGAGGCTCGCCAGATTGCATTGGTGAAGGGTTCCGACGCGCCGCAGAAGGGCGGGAAACAGTCGGTGTACTTTCGGGCGATAGACTGAGAAGGGCGATCGATTTGATGGTCGATCTCAGGATCGTGTAAACGTGTTGGTTCGGGTCGTCTGGCTCATACTTTGGACGATCCACCAGCCAGCAGCCGAGCGTGATGGATGATCTCGTCTTCTTCACCAGTTCACCGACGAGGCGGATGGTGTAGACTTCATCGCCTTCCGCATGGTCGAGAAAGACCACCTGGTAGATGCTGCCGATTTCAAGCTTCGTCTGGGTGCTCATACTGTTCGCCTTGTTCCTCGGATTCGATGGCCAGTTGCAGAGCGAACATAACGCGGGCGGCAGCGTTTACTAGGTGCGGTTCCGATCGGTCGCCACACTGCCACTGAACTAGGTGGCCCATAGCGTGGCCCATGTGCTCCTCAATCGGGATCCGCTTCCAGTTGTCCTGCCCGTACTTACGCAGTCCAAACCCGACGCATTCGGCGAGCACCCTGAGAGCCTGCATCGGGAGAGCGTCATAACGGGCACGGGTAAAACTGTGCTTCCCTCCGTCCTTCGTCGTGACGGTTTCGCCTTCCTTTGGAACCGGCACCCAGTCCAGCCTGGTGTCCTTCTTCTTCGTCATTGTGCCCTCTGCGCATCGATCAACAATCTGCCAGGTCGCCCGTCAACGTCTGGTGTCACCTGCAGCCAGAGGGCACCGATTCCCTTTGGCCCGTGTCGCTTTTCCACCTCGAAACCATGATCGCCATCGTCCCAGGCATCTTTGTACCCTGGTGCTCGCAAGTGCAGCTGGTCGTCATGGTAGATGCTTCCCTTCTCGCTGATCCGCTGCCGACGAATGGGAAAGATCCAGGAGTCGTGAGTATGCCCCGTGAATACCACTCGGGCGTCTGGCGTATCGGCCGCGATTCGGTTCGTTTGGATGGTGCCTTTTGTCACTGGACCACCTCCGCCAGTTCCGTGGTAATGATGCAGCCAGAACGATCCCTTGTTGGTCGGTTCCTTTTTGGTGGATCGCTTGAAAGTGATTCTAACCCACCCACCGTAGCCTGATGTCTCAACTGGTGAGCCATGCGACCGAAGGCCAACGGCTAGCCGGTCGGTCAGGTCGGTTTCGTGCACGTCCTGAATTTTCGTTTCGTGATTGCCTCGGCCGAGGATCGCAAAGATCGATGCAAACGGGCGGTAGAAATCGACAGCCGTTTCGACAAGCGAATCGAGATACTTCGCGGTTTGGTGCTCAGGTCTGATCGCTGTTTTGTTGTTGCGGCGATCGTACTTGCCCTGCATCGCACAGAACAGGTCGCCGTTGTCGATCACTGGTGCGTTGTACTCGGACGCTTCGTTCAGGTGCTTGCGTTCGACCTGTTGCAGGCATTTCGGGTTGTCGTGATGGACATCGGTGCGAAGCAGCAACCACACCGATTCACTCGCTGGCACATCCCAGAAGGTGATTTCATTTACGTTTCGGCTGATCTTTTTTAGCGTCCAGGTTTGCATCTCGGTCGGCTCCTAGATTGAGTCGTTGCCTGATCTCCGAAACTCGTTTCTCGCTCCACGCATCCAGCCACCCAGCGAACCACCAGAAGCGATCCGAACTGCCGATCGGGTGCGGGCAGTCGTCAAACGGTGTCCCGTTCTCAAACGCCTCCGAACCAGTTGTGACGGCCATCTTCTTTTTCGCCATCGCAATCGTCTTTCGTTCGCTTGCACGCCTCACGGATGATCGATCGCCACGGATCGAAAGGGTTGAGCCAAAGTATAGCACCGGTCGCCACGGCTCGGACAGAAGCAGCCAGCGTGACGCTCCAGTTGAACTGCTTGGCGTTCGCTTCCAGGTCGTTTGCTAGCCTGTCGATTTGATCGAGGCATTTTGACCAGCCCAGAGCGTTCATTTCATGCTGAACGCGACGGCACCCACAACCTTTGGGTGGATCGATGCCGAAATGGTGCTTGATGATTTTGGCGACGTGATCGCCTGGTCGGTCGGCTCGGTTCTCAACGAAATGACGCTCGGCGGTGCGTCTGATGGTCTGCTTGAGCGAGACATCGACCACAACCGGCGCGTCATTTGGACAGCAGGCGAACTGCGTCACCGGGACCGGTGCGAGGTGAACAACTCCGCATCGCGGGCAGGTTGATTCGATCATGGAGCGCACGCGATGGTGAGAGTAATTGTCGAGCCTGGCCAGCCAGAACTAAGCGCAATGGCAACGGTTGACGGTGCGGGTCCAGAGTCGAGGCAGCATTCGTCCAACCAAAGTTCACTGACTCCAGACTGGCAGATCGGATCAGGTGCGTCAATTCCTTCGCTGCACTGGCTGAAAACACATCGTGTGAATTCCATCGTGATATCTTCGGCAACATCACCACCTGCTGCGTTCAGCGTGTGACTCGCACAAAGGCTATTGCAGGCAATCGTGATTGTTGCTCCGTAGCTTTTCGTGTAGTCAACAAAACTCCCGCACTTGTGGCCGAAGCACTCGGGAGCAATCGGTAGGCATGGCACCTCGACGTTCGCTGGTTTCCAGTTGATGACATCATCACCGATCTTGGCGTCGCAAGTTGCCGACATCGGTGAACGTGGCCCGAGTTGGTTGTATTGTGGCCAGTCGCTGAAATCGTCTGGAATTCGGATCGGCAAGGCGTTTGGATCCTCGTATATGAAATAGCAGAGCGGGTCGCCTGGCGTCTGTGCTTTCCAGTTCGGGATGTCATTGTCGCCAGCCACGCAGGCCTCGATATCCCAGTTGCATTCGTCGCAATGCGGATCGAAGCAGTATTTAGAGGTGGTAAGTTCAACCCAGACCGGCGTGTCGTCGCAACCGAGGTAGCGATTCTGTGCCGATGTCGTCATGTCTAACGGATCGACTCCATTGACGGGAGCGAACTGCTGGCCAAACTCGCACCACCAAGCCGCCCAGCCTTCATAGGAGGATGTTCCAGGGTCGAGAGGGTCAAAGTTCGGATCGTCTGGGTCGCATGTCACAGCGGGTGCTGTGTTGCAATCAACATCTTTCGGGCAGTAGGTGTTGTAATAATTCACCACCTCGTATTTGAGAAACGACTGCACTTCGGTTTTTCTGTGGACCGTCACGCCAGCAGAAAATACCTGGTCAGGCGAGCCACCGAGAAACTGAAGGTTGACTTCTACCTCATCCCATACTTTGAGCTTGAGGCGAACGTGAACATCGTTGACTGCCTGAGTCACGATGTGGTACCGCTGCACCTCGCAGTCGCTGACCAGCCCGATCTGGCTTGGAGGAGCCAATCGATACATCGCGGCCCATGTCGAGCAAAGCGTGCAAGTTCCAGGCGTCACCGGTCCACCCGGACCACCGCCAGGGCCACCGCCACCACCACCGGGAGGAGGCGGAGACTCAACACACCAGCAAGCCGAGCCAGTCGTTGTGAATGGATATTGAGGAGGCGAGAACGCTTTCCAGCAGTCTCCGATTCGCCCGTCCCACGCCTCGTCGATCGAGTAATCGAGGAGATCATAAACCGTTGGCGTCCCGCAGTATCTCAAAACGAGCGTACAGCCTGGGATTGCGTTGATCGCCTTGTTGACTGCCCAGGAAACAGTTTCTTCGCCGTATGTTACCGAGACGTTCGTGATCGTCTTAGTACACGGCGAGCATTCGCCACCCGCGCAACATTGACATCCGGCAGCATGCTTGTTTGGCATCTTAGACGATCCCGAAAACCATCTGGAGCGTACGGGCAGCACCTTCAGCCGATCCGCTGACAACCTTCACCACGGTCGGAGTTGTCGTTGGCCCACCGATCGCAGCCTTGAAAGCGGTTTCATCCAGTGCGACATGGCGACTGGTGCCCACGTTCACGCTGTAGGCTGTGCCTTCCTTGTAGACCGGCTTGTACGTGACGCCTCCATCGTCTGAGACTTCAAACGTGAACGACGTACCGGTGAGAGCGGCTGGCGTCACGATCGCCAGTGGTGTTTTGTCGAGTGGCACCGTCACCGCTGCCGATGTGGTCGCGGCGCTTGCAATCGTCACGTTCGAGCGTTCAATCTTCGTTGCCATGTTAGCAGTCCTCAAAATCTACGAACCAGTGGCCAGTGTACCATTCACGCTTGCACTGCACCCAGCGATCGGCAGCAATCGCAGCGTCGCTAAGATTGTAAACCGTCATCGTCTCGCCGGTGGCGGTGATCGTCGTGCCGACGAGCTTGTGGGCTGTCACGCTGCCCGATCCGGCAGTTGTCCCACTGCGGGCTGTGATGCCACCAGTGTTCACCTTGGCAATCATTCCCGAGCCTGGGCGAGCGTAGACGTCAACGACGATCAAAGTGCCGTCCTGGGTGCGAGTGGCCAGGAAATAGTCGTCGTTCTTGATTAGGCGATCCGACATATTGAACACGGTCGTTGAAACCGGCGTGCTGTTCGGCTCATGCGGTGCGATCGCGTTGGTGGTCTTGTTCCGGCTTGCCACCTGAGCGCTGCCAGAGGTGAAAACCGGTGTCGCTGATCCATAGTTGCCGTGGTCAATGTCCGCCTCGGCACGCATTAACCAGGTAGCACCCACGTTTCCAGGCATCTGGCGAGCACCTGGCGTTGAGTGCGCGGCCACCTGTTCGCGAACCATTCGCTGGACCGCTGCGGCGAGCTCAGGACTGAGAACGGCGACCGTGCGTTTCATCAGGCCCAACTCCAAGGTCCGAGGTTGAGCGAATTGAAATCAGCCGCCTTGTAACGGTTGAAACTTGGGCTGATGAATACCGGTGTCGTCAGGCTAGTATTCCTGCCACCGGTTCCGTTGAGGTTGCCGGTCGTCTGCTGGAATGCGTCATCGCCGAATGGCAACTTTGCTCCGCTTCCCTTGCTTCCGCCAGACCAGTAGAACGTGCCCTCATCGAGCAGTTTCACCCGCCAGCCTTCGCCGTTGTTGTCCCAGAATTTGAAGCGGTACTCAACTTGCCAGTACTTGATGTTGTCCTTCCGCTGCTGGGTCGCTGAGATGTCAGAACACAGCACCTGGTTTTGTGATGCGCCCCAGAAGGCGGTGGAGTTCACCCGGTTGCGGTAGCCTCTGGCGACGGTGTAGTCGTAGTACAGTTCCGCTCGGCTGATCGTGAGAACATCGACCGACTCGGGCGTTGTGATCGGTGGCAGTTGCTCACCGGCACTATTCAGCAGCGGGCGAGTCGGATCCTGAGCATCGAAGAGGAGCGGCACTTCAATCGTTTCGCTGGACCAGCTCCAGGTGGGCGTGAGGTCCCACGGTTCCTGGCCTGCCTCCTGGGCACGAGGTGCGATGTTTGAGAATCGACACTCAACTTCCCAGACTGCGGGCCCGACTTCTGAAAACTGGCGACCGATGCAAAACATGCCGGGCGTGTGGGTTGACTGCGATCCCTCAAGCGGCAGGCCAGGCACCGACGCGACCACGTTGATGTCGTCGGTGTAGTCGTAGGATCCGGCCAAGCCAGTTCCGGTGGTCATCACAACCACGTACGTCTCGGAATACTCTCCGTTGACGCGGATCTTCTCCAGGTCGATCGAGTCACTGGCCGAGGTGCCGAACTTCTTGCCTACAACGGCGCTCATGTCGTGAACTCCATGATGGCGGTCTGTGGATCCTTGAGCACCTTGACGATCTGCTGGAGGAACGCTGCCTGCTGCTTTTGCAAAACGATCTGCTGATTCATTGCGTTCTCTCGAAACTTCTCAAACGTCCCAACGGCAGTTGCTTCAAGTGCTTGCGGCGAGGCGAGCTGAACAGCACGGTCGGCGGCTTGCTTGGCTTCCGTTTCGGTCTGCTGCATTTCCGCCGGTTTTGGTGGTGCTGCATACGCTGCCAGTGCTTCCTTGCTGAACGTCTTGAAGGCTCCAGAGATTGCGTCTGCTGCTTGCTGTCCACCCTCAACGGTAATCTGGTCCTGTTCGGCTAGCTTCTCTTCTCTGGCCAGTTTAGCGGCTTCTACCTGGGCGTCGAATTTGGCTTTCATCTCCTGCATCTTGGAGGTGAACTGCTGGAGGGCGGTTTCGCCCAGGTCGCCTGGCTGAGTGGCGATCTGGAACGACTCCATCATGACTTCGCGGTTTTTGTCCATCGCCTCTTTGGCAGTCTGCTGAACCGCTGCGGCGATGGTGTCCACCTGGCGCACGAAATCTTCGCCGAACAGCCCACGGGTGAGCGGGTTGTTGGCGAGCAGTCTGAACAGCCCCACAAAGACGTCAGTGGCACTTGCTGCCATGCCAACGACGAATGCCAAAGAACCTCGAAGCAAGTTGAAACCACGAATGACGAGATCCAGCGGCTTGGTGATGTACTGGGTTGCCTCACCCAGCAGGCTGAAAACCTTGCCGGTGTTGTCGGCAGCCGTCGCGTTCAGACCAAGCGAGCTCACTAGCTGGCGGAGGTAATCAAGCAGAACCGTAGCGTACGGCAAGAACGCCGTACCGATCGCGGTGGAAAGATCGATCCAGGATGCCTGGAGGGCTTTTAACTGGTTGGCGAATGAGAAGCTCGATCGCTCAACGTCACCCTGCATCATCTTTGAGTTTTCAAGGATCATGTTGTAGCGTGTCATTGCCTTCTGTGCTTCAGTCGCCTCGGTTGGCTTGATGCCATCCGCAAGCATTCGCGCAGAAACTGCTGCGTCAGTCAAAATGACGTCCAGCCCCTTGAGTGATTCCGTTTCTCCAAGAATGGCTTTTTTGAGTGCGTCAAACGCTTCTGGATCGCTTGCATTCGTGAAACTGGCGACATCGAACGCAAGTTGAGTCAGTGTCTGAGACATTGCAGCGGCATCGTCTTGGTTGATTCCAAGAGGGACAGCCATGCCCTGAGTTGATGCCATGAAATCGAGAACCTGTTGCTGCGATCTGCCAACACGGTCGGCGAAGTCCTCAGCCCATTTCCGCTGAGAGTCCGCTAGGTCGCCGAATACAACGTTGAATTTGTTCAGCGTCTCTTCTAGCCTGCTGGCGTTGTCGATCGCATCCTTGATTCCAACCGACAGCCCAAACGCAGCACCAAGGGCGGTGGCCTGGCCGATGAGGCTTCCCATCATGCGTCGCATCGTCGTCAGTGATCCGATCACGCCACGAAACGCGGTGCCACCGATCTTTTGGATACCAGCCTGGAACTGACGAACCGACAGTTGCATCTGGGCAAAAGCAGCCTTGAACGCTGCCTGCCCAGTCACTCCCATCTCAACGTATGCGCGGCCAGCGAAAGCCATGCTCAGCGTCTCCTGGCGTTGTAGTAATCAATCCAGATTTGAGTCATGTTGTTTTTGTGCTTGTCGAATGCCGGTGCCATCGTAGGTCGCTTTGGCATGTTGAACGTAACGGGTCGACCATACCGGCGAGATTCGACAGGGACAATGCGAGTCGATTTCCTGGTGCGCGTCAGCATCCCGTTTTTGCGTCGCGTCTGAATGTCCTGCTGCGTTGCATCGGTTCTCATCATGAAAACGCGGGTGTTAAACCGTCCGCCAAACTCATGCAGCTCGGCACCCGACTTGCCACTGTACTTCACGCCAGTTTCCCAGAACCCGATTTGGACCAGCTTGCGGTTGTAATCGGGCAGATACCGAATGTTGCGAAGCGTTGCAAACTCATTGCCACTGAACCTGGCCCGAGGCGGCTTGCCTGGTGCCCTCGGCGCAACGGCCGGCGTCGTGATCGTGATGACTCGTTTTTCATCATCGAGGTACACTTGGCGAAACTTTGGAGCCCTCACTGGCGATCCGATCAGCTTCCTGGCATCCTGGCGAACGATAGCACCAAAGCGACCGAGCGCTTTCACCGTCGCCTTGTCAGCTCTGCTCGCTTCCGCCTGCGCATCCGCTAGCAGCTTCTTGAATCCCTGCCCCGGTTTGGCGGTGATCTTGAGCATCGGTCCTCGCCTCCCTGGGTAAGATCAGTTTCAGCATCGAAATAGTGTCGCCAGTCAGCTTCCAGCGTTCGCGTTTGTCCTTCTGCTGTAGCCTGGTCGAAAACAGCTCGGGACGCTTGCCACGGGCCATCTCCATCACCTGCCACGCTGTCAGCTCGGAGGGATCGATTCCGACGATCCCAGCGAGTCGAAACAGAGCGACGAAAACGCTTTCCTGATTCTCTCCGCCTGAACCTCCTGGCCCCGCTTCGCTCCCTCCCAGACCCCCGCGATCAGTTCCTTTTTCGCGGGAGCCAGGCGGGTAAAAAAATCGGCCCATTCCTCCATCCAAGCGTTTACGGCATCAGCGAGCGCACCACCATCGAGACGCTCGCCGAATTGGATGTCAGTTAGGCCCAGAGCCTTCGCCTCGTCGATGCAGGTGAACCACAACAGGTCCATCAGCGTCGGGATGTCATCGGGCACCTGGTCTGGATGATCCAGAAGGTTCAGACCCATGTTCTGTTTGACGGCCAGCAATTTGCCGACCGTCAATTTGACTTCCCAGCTATGGCCTGTCGTGTCCTTAAACGTCCGCATCGCTCAGCCCTCAAGGTAAACTGTTTCCCGAATCACTACGGGACAGTGTACCAAGTAGGTGCCGAGTTGGCATTCTTCACGGGACGCAGCGAAACGTCCACCATCAAGGCTTCGCCCAGGTTCTCATTGCGAGTGAACGACTTGACCATGAAATGGGCTCTGAGTCCCTGGTTGCCAGTCGATCCGGCGCCCGTGATGATGCCATCCATAATGGCACATTCCAAAGCGGTGTTGTTCACGAAGGCGTCCTTGATCGCGGTAAAGTCTGCGTCTGCGTTGTCCCAGAGCATTCCGAACTCGACCGTGGCGTCCTTCATCCCGTCGACGAATTCCTTCCAGCCACCGCTGGCGCGGGTCGTCACGTCGGTTTCGTCCTTCTCAAGGCTCAGCGTCAGGTCTTTGACGTTGCCGATGAGATCCCAGGTTGGTGTGGCGTAGGTACCGGTGTTACGGTACAGCTTCGCGTTCTGGCTCAATACGTGCGCCATGTTAAATTGTTCCCTTGTATCGAATGGTGATGGTGGTTTGCATCAAACCCGATTCCGACACCTTACCGATGTCGTACGGGTCATCCTGCTCAATCTCAATCGGATAGACCCCGGCCAGATTCAAGGCCCCGAGGTTATCCATCAGCTCTTGGCAGACGCGGAGGAACTGGGCTGCTCTGGTCTCCTGGTCGGCAGCCGATCCGCTCGCATCTGTTCGTACGATCAGACCAACCGAATACGTTTTGGTCCAAAGGTTGGAACGACTCAGGTGCTCACGGGTCTGCTGGCCAGCGTAAACGTCAACAGTCCAGCCGGTGACGTCTTCGCGGTCGTAGATCGGTGCGAGCTTCTTCGCCGTCACCAAAGTTTGACTGTACGTTCCGCCCTGGATCGCTGCGACAACAGCGTCGACGAGATCCACTGGCATCGGCATGGTCAAACTTCCTTGGTGTGTATTCGGATGGTCTTTTGCGTTTGGTCTTGGTACTTCCAGGCTGCCTCGCCAGCAAGGCTCAGCACCTTGAAAACCCGACTTCCTTCTGTGATCTGATCGCCACGCTGAGGCAACGTCTCGACGTTGTTGATCTTGAGTTCCGAGGTTAGCAAGATGAAATCGCGGGAATGGATCCGCTCGATCACCATGCCGTCCTGCGTGAGATCATGCGTCGAGCTGCCGGGAACGGCTCTGGAGATCGAGGTGCTGTGAGCACCCCTGGTGTACGTGATCGCCACGCCATGAACAGCGCGGATGGCTTTGTGCGAGGCGATCACTGCGGATTCCAGAGCCGTTGGCATCGTTCAACCTCATGCGGTTAGGATCAGGTCAACAGGGTTTCGGTCGAGTTGATCTGATCGGTCACAACGATGGGCACCCCGAAGGCTTCCTGCGGGAATGGTGCAGGTGCGCCGGTCGGGTTGGTCGCGGTGCGGGATCGCTGCAACTGACCCAGCGATCGGCGGTTCATCACCACGTAGTTCGGACCACGGCTGGCTGGGAAGATTTGCATCGCCCGAGACAGCAGCGCATCGGTCAGACCCTTGCCGGAATCTTCCGTCAGGTTGGCGATGCGAACCACCGAGTGAACCGAGCCGATCTTGAGCCCGCACCAGCCGACAATCGGGTGGTAGTAGGCTGGGAACCGGCCGGTCACCGATCCAGCACGCTCGACGATCTGGCGTTCGCCAATCTCGATCATCCCGGACTGGCCCCAGAGAACCTGGCAATCGGCGTCTCCGGTGCGAACCAGGTAGACCGACGAGCCGGTCGAAGCAGTCGTTCCGGTTGCGTTCACAACCTGAGCATCGGCGATGTTGTTCAGGTTCGACTGGCCAGCAAAGCCGACGAATCCCTTCGCATCGTTGCCCGTGCCGTAGAAAATCTGCTGTTCAACTTCCGCCATCGCCTGGCGAAGGTGGGCCAGCCCTTCGATGGCCATCAGGTGCTCAAGTCCGCGTTCGTCGGACTGAGCGGCCGCAACGTCGACACCGAACGATGCGTCGAGAACCTTGAGGTCCAAGGTGATCGAGGTGTAGGTGCTCTTGGTGTTCTCAACGCCATCGTTCACATCACGGAAACCAGCGGCTGCATTGCCGGTGATCTTCGTGTACTTGAACGTGTTGCCCAAAACAGTCCGAGCGGCAAGCACCGACAAGAATGGTGCATCGTCGAGGACGTCGGACACCAGGATGTCCATGTCGGTTTTGTTGAAGTGTGCAACGTCCGAGGTGGTCAGGTAACTATCTGGCATCTTAAATGCTCCTTGCTTGGTGTGGTTTCAAACGCGGTTCAGTTGGAGGTTTTGGAAGCGAAAGCACCAGCCCAGCGAAGCGTTCGTTCGTCCGCTCCCTTCTTGGCTAGCTCGGCACGAAGGCGGGCACGGTCTCGCTGCTCAGGAGTCAGTTCGTTCGCCGGTGCAGCACTCACTGGTGCAGCTTCACCGAGATCGACAGCCGACAGCCTGGCCTGGAGATCGTCCACCTGCTTCTGGAGGTCAGCGTTGAGCTCGCCGATCTCCTTGTTCACGATGCTGAGACATTCAGCCATCGTTTTTCCTTCGAGGAACCACTTGGCTCCACGATCGCCAAACGCAACCATGAAAGGTTGCGCGGCCTCCAGGCTCATGGCAGCGGGTGCAGGCGTCGCCACAGTCGCGGGCGCTGCTTCCTGCTGCTGATCCTGGCCAGCGTTTTCCGCTGCTACATCAGCCATCACATCTTCTCCGTAGTGGAGGGACAGAAAACCAAGCAGTCTTGCGACCACTTCCTTTCGAGGAACGCCCTCGAAGTGTTCGGAAATAAGCGACGACACCACTGGTGCCAGGTCGCGTTTGTCGTGGATGTCAAACAGTCCGCCACGGGTCGCCGCTGGCTCGTCAACGAAATCGACAGCCCGCAATCCCTTGAGTCTCAGCGGCAGCTTCTCGCCAGGCTGGAGGTCAGCCAGGTCGGCTTGCAGCTCCTCGCTGAAGTCGGCGACAATCGACAGCCCGAAGGATTCAGGATCCTCCTCGGCGAGATCCAGGATGTACTGCCCGATGTTGCCTCTCGGGCTGTAGTCGGAAGTCTTGAGAACATGGATGTCAGCGTAGACCGCGTTTCCTTCGACGCGGAAGTTCCGAGCACGCCCGACAGAGGAGCCCAGACCGTCATTGCTCATGCTGGGATGAGTCCAGCGGGATTTGATCCCACGGGTTGCGGCGTTGCCGTGCTCAGCGACTTGCTGGAGGGTGACGTCATCGATGAACAGCGGCCGATCGTCGTTAAGCTCGCCAGCTTCGATGACTTTGGCTCGTCGGATGATGCGGTTCTCAACTGCTTCAGGTGCCGAGCGAACGACGCTGGAACGAAACTGGTTATTCATCGTTGTTGGTCTCCTCGTCCTCTGGTCCTTCGTCCTCGGTGCCTTCCGACTCCTCAATCTCAGTTGTCGGTGTGCTCACCACGGGTGCCATCGGTGCGTCTGGTGCGGGATCGGCTGAGTAGCCATACTGGGCGAGAAACTCGTCTTCTTCATGCAGCTTGCGGACAACATCTCGCCAGTCGTCGCCGTACTTCTCCCGGCGGATCTCTGAGCGGGTTCTCAGCTTCGCCTGGATCGCCATCACGTCGCCGTTGATCTCCTGTTCTGGGTTCCAGTAGGGCACGCCAGCAGGGATCCAGTCCCAGTTGATCTGGTCGATGTTTGTGACGCCTTCTGGCATCGTCAGCAGGCCCTCAGCAATCCATTGCTGGATCTTCCAGACGGTGATCCGGTCTAGTGCTTCCTTGAGGTCTTCACGCTTGGCCTTGCAGCTCTGCTGGTACTGAATCAGTGCAGCACGGGAACCGAAGAAATTGGTGTAGGCTTCGTCGTAGAAGCTCCACGGAATATCGAGCGACTTGAGGGCAGATTGCAGGCTCAGCGTGAGGAACGCCTGAAACTCCGTCGATGGGTGGCGAGATTCCAGGAATTCAGCCTTGTCGCCTGGGTCAAGTTCCAGCTTGACTGGGCCTCTGCCTAGATCGACGCGGTATTCGTCGCCATAAAGTTCGGCATCGTCGTCGGCCATTTCTCGGGTAATGGCGAGCGCGAATAGCTGCGTGATTTTCGCCTTCGCCCGTGCGTAGTCGGTGACTTCGAGGCTGTCCTGAAAGGATGCGATCGCACTGGTCAGCGGCGACACTCCGCGAATCTGATCGAAAGAGTCGAAGTAGGCCAACTGGATGACATTGCCAGCCCGAATCTCACGCTCGAAAGTGTAATTGCCATCCTTATTCCGCTCATGGACTGCGACTCGCTTCACTCGTCCGCCAGGCCCAAGCAGAACGCCATGAATCCAGTTCTGCGTAGGATCGGTAATCGATTGCGGGTCTCTGATCCGATCACCTTCAATCGCTTGCAAACGGCCATCGGCGAGCTTGAGGAAAAACACGTCGCCATCGATGACGCGGCGAGCCTCAGCCAAGCGAATCATCCGCCGCAGCGAATGCCTGGCCGCCACGTCGCAGTTGATCGGGCGGTTGTACCAAGCCATCAGGCTTTCGAGCTGCTCGTTAAACTGAGCATCTTCAGTCGCAGCTTGAAACGTGAAAGTGCTCACGTAGTCCAAGTGTTTGCGAATTGCCCAGGCAGCGACCGAGAAATTGCGGTTGAGTTCCCGCGCACCTTCGATGACTCGCCGGCGCTTGTCAGGACCCAGCAGAGCATCGCTGGTCTGGATGCGGGTACCCGGATCGCGGCGGTTCTGCCCAGGTTCCGCTGCGATGTACCGCCCGAAACTCTGGAGCCATCGTTTTGCTACGCTGGGTGCCTCACGAATCATGGCAGTTCCCCAGGTTGATTCCCGACATCCGAGAACGGGTGCGGCTGTAGCGGGTGACTTCCTTGCGCCAGTACTGCAATTCCTTCATCGCCTGGCCGCGATCAAACTGGACGTTCGTACCGTCCACTGATACGGACACGATCCCGGCACCGGAGGCGATCTGCTCCTCCAGTGCGGTTGCCATCGATCTGGCGAATTCGAGCTTGCGGTTACGCTCAGAAAAGTCTGGTTCTGTGCTCATACGAACATAGAAACCAAAAAACGCGTTTTTCAGCCGATCCTAACTATCAGGATCTGAGGATTTGGGCGGAAATTCCGAAACTTCCCGCAGGATGCTGAACTGGTTGCAGAATTTGCAACAGACGCGAAACCGTTTGATCGATTGCCCGAGTTCGGGATGGTTCGCTGTCTGGTACGCTCCAGACTGTTTGACCAGCCCACCGCATTCCTGGCAGTGAGGGCAGCAGGGCAGCGTTTTGGTGACAACTGGCGGTCGTGGTCGCTTGTTGGTGCTCATAGATAGCTCACTCTTCCTCGATCTCGCCTCGGTGGTGGTTGGTCAGGCTTGGTCGTCTCTGGTTGTGCAGGCTGATCGCCAGCGTTCGGGCTGGGCATCGCTGCTGATCGCTTCCGCTTCGGGCCAGCGTCCGATGGAAGCTTGCAACCCTCCATCGAAGCAGCCACGCAGCAACCAACGAGGCAGTCCAGCCAGTGGTTGTCAGGTCGGTCGGGCTTGATCTTCCATTCGTCAACCGTGCGGCCCTTGCCCTCAGTCCTCACGGCGTACTCTGCGCGGAGGTGCTTGGCGATTGTCTCATGTTCCAGCGGGCTCGCCTGGTACAGCGTCAAACTGCCTGGCGTGCCTGGTTCAGTGGCTAGGCGACTGTGGAGGAATGACTTCCAGTAGTTCGCATCGAACAAAACGTGCCGAATTGGCGAGTCCTTCGCCCGATCGATTCGCCAGTGTGAACCGACAGCACGGCCCATTTTGCGCGTATGGTGGGCGTTCAGCGGATCGCTCGATGCTCCCACGCCTCGCCCGTGAGATGGGAACAGAATCGAGCGACTACCACTGCCCTGGCAGAACTGGTAAACGATGTTCCGAGACAGACCCCAGTTGGCGTCGATCATCATGCGAGACACCGGCAGCTCAAGCCCGTCCTCAGTCTTCCAGCGTCGATGGATGATCTGGTCTTCAATCGCCTTCAGTGCTTTCGCCAGCTTCGCCTCCAGCGACTCACCAGGCCAGAGTTTGGAGAAGTTGTTGCGAACATTCTGCATCCTGAAATTGGTCGTTCGCTGGCCAGGGTAGGCGCCGTATTCGACAACCGCTGCAGTGAAATCATCGCGGAACGCTGCCACAGCGTAGAACAGCAGCTCTTGCTGGACGTCAACAAATGCAACCAGCTTCGTAGAGTTCGACGGGAGAATCCCGCGTCCGGTTGATCCAGTCCGCTTGGTGATCTCATCTTCGCTGAGGATCCGGTCGTCTGCTTTGATCTCTAGCGGCTGGTTCTGGTACTCAGCCCAGAATGCTGCCTCATCGCGGAAGTAAAGATTCATGCAGTTTTGAACCGCTGAGATCTCATCCTCATTGAACCGATCAGGCCAAGCCGGCCGGCTTCCTTCGTCCATCGCTGCTTGGTTGTCACGATAGAACGCTGTCGCTTCGCTGGTATCTGAACCGTTTCGGAAGCACGCCTCCCGAATCTCCTGGTACCGGTTCCAGAGATCCATGTTGGTCGGCATTCCGTAGAGGATCTGCGTGCGTTCGCCGTGCCACTCTGGAGACTTCGCACGATCCAGCGACTGGTCGGCCAAGTCGCCTCGGGAAATCACCGTGCAAGCCATCACGCCGGCAATCTTCACCTTTGGCCCAGAAAGGCCCAGAACATCGCCGTTGACGATGGCTAGCCGGTCGTCAGTCTGTGTGGCCGACTTGGCGGATTCCCGCGTCTGTGGGTCATCCAGGAGCACGTAATCGGGACGAATGACGTCACCTGATGGTAGCGTTTCTTGCTGCCCGCGAACGTCGCCGGTGATCCCGCAAACAGAGACGATGGAACCCGACGCCCGCGATCCTTCGATGGTCGGCAAACGGAGGTTGTCAGCGAGCCACTTGATACTGGTCGGCTGGCCCTGGTAGGTCTGGCCGTTGGTTCTCGCCGTCTTGCCTTCCAGCTTCACGATCGGGAGGCAAACTTCCGGGAAGTCAGCAAGCAGGAGCGGGTTAAACCTGAGCTCCGACTTGATCCCGTCGAGCAGTTTTTGCGCCTTCGGTTCAGTGGCACCGATTAGGCACAGCCATCGGCGCAGGCCGGTAAGCAGTGCCCAGGTCGCCGAGGTGATCGAGATAGTCGTCTTGCCGGATCCGCGAGGCATGGCAAGAGCAAACAGCCCGCCAGAGCGTGCGGTGGTTTCGATCCGCTCAATGACGCGAAGGTGGTCTTCGCTCCAGCCCATGTGGAACGCTGACGGGCGGTAGATTTCGCAGAACGCCCGAAGGCTCGATTCAGCCTCAGCCCGACGCACGGGATCCGCCGGTTTCGGAATGTCGCCGATGTCCGATGCGGCTGCGTACTTGTCGCGCATCCGCTGCGCCATGTTCTCACGGTGCGCCCGGTATTCCTCGGCAAGTTGTTCCTTAGTCTTCTGAGTTCTCACTCGTCGTCGCCGTAGAACGAACCTAGTTCAACAGGGTCGGCTGGTGCCACCTCTGGCAGCGTCACGTAGAACGCTTTGTTGTCGGCGGCGCCTCGGTATACCTTGTACCGGCAGCCAGGGAACAGGTTGGTGAACTGTGCCACGCCTGAGCCGTTCGCCGTCACCGTGCGTAGCTTGGAATCCAGAGCCAGGCCCTTCGATCCCTTCGGTACGTCAACGAGCTGCATCGTGACGCTGACGCCCGATTCGACGACGCCAAGATGGCTGTAGCATGTCCAGTAGCCGGTCATCTGGCCCGCTGGGCTCGGTGTGATCGAGATCGCGGTGAGGCTGTAGGAAACTGTTTCGTCGTCATCGACCACCAGCGACGCGCCGGCAAACGTCGCATTCGGTGAGGTGATCGCAACGGCCCAGGTGCCATCGTCAACGTTGAACGTGATTTGGCCGCTAGCGTTGGTCGATCCGACGTACGTTTCGGCAGCCTTCGTCAGTCGTACCGACGCGCCTTCGACGGGTGCGGCCGACAGCGTAACGGTGATGGCGACAGTTCGGGCACCGGTGCCAGTTCCGCCTCCGCCACCACCAGATGGAGCATTCTGGAGAGCGGAAGTCGAGAAACGAGCATTGGCGGTTCCGTCGTTGACAATCATCGTTGTCAGATCAACCATCTGAGTAAGCCCACCTACAGCCGTTGCAATCTCAGTCGCTGCCGATGCTGCGAGTGCATTGGAGTCGATCGCACCTGCGGCAAAATGGGTGTTGTCAATAACGGCTGGCTGTAGTTCGTGGATGTCGGCGGCTACGTGGTTGGAGCCGGTAACCATCACAGTGCGGTTGCTGTTCGCTGCAATCAAAACGGAATCGAGGTAGCCAGCCCTGGTGGCTGTCCAATTGCTGGCAAGTGCTGCGTTGTCAGTTCCTCGCATGTCAGTATTCGTGGTCGTGGTGTCAACCAGCGTGACGCGGGAGATGTGGCCCGAGCCATTGATTCCAAGCGCGGCAAAGTTTGACGGAAACGCCTGAGTCAGTGCGTAGCCTGTTTTGTCGTTGTTCGTGCCAACCGTTACCGGGCTGGTGACGCTGTTGACTGATCCGGCAACATTCCCGCCAACGTTTCCAGTTACGCTCCCAACTGATCCAGTGACGCTTCCAACGGACCCGGATAGATTGCCCGTGATGTTGCCAGTGATGTTGATCGACGCCGATGATGGCAAGGCAACTGCATCGGTGACAGCCTTGATCGTGGTCCCGCTAAGGCTAAGCGTAGCGGTTGGTGATCCCACATTGGCAAGATCGATTCCCGCCTCACCGCCAGCGGAAACGTCCAGTGTGCGTCCTGCTGTGGTCGGCTTGAGCGCACCGAATGCGTCAGTTTGGTAATCAACTGCATCAAGTTCGATCTCGATGTCGACTGGGTGCATGTTTGCGGCACCACGCAAGCAGATTTCGACGAACCGAGCACCAGCCGCAAGGGCAGCATCGGGGATGTCGATTTCATATCGACCCGTCCGCGATCCGCTGGCGACAATCCCGCCACTGGTAAACGTTCCAAGGGTCTTGGAAACCAGCGTTACGCTCGTCCATGTCGATTGGCCTTGTCTGCGATACTCAAGGACCAGCCCGCTCGTCGTGTGCGTCAAACCGCCAAGGCCCGCGCCGGTGGTCGAGGTGTTGTCATAGACGATGATCGGAAGGCTGACGGATGTAATCCCCGCGCGTAATTTTCGCTTCATGATCGGTAGCCTCCATCGTATCCGCGCGGAAGAAACATTGCACCAGCACTGCCGCCCGTCTGCTGATGATCTTGTTCGTAAAGTTGAATCACCCCAGTCCGCCAGAATGCGGAGGTCGCAACAGTGACGTCAGTATTGGGCCAGCTCGTCAACGTAGCGTTGCTATCATGCCACGCCATCTCCCAGCCCGTTCCGACTTGCCCGACAACAAAGCTCATGTTCGTAGGTGGATTCTCGATTGCGTTGGTGTCAAGACGCATCGCCGCAAATCCGGCGAACCAGCGATCGGCCGCGCCTTCCCGGTCGTTTGCTGCGGCGAATGCAGAATACCGTAGCGTCGTCGAGGTGCCGCTGTTACCGTTGGCGAATCCCGGCTGAACGGTGTACCCAGTTCCGCCACGATACACGACGACAATCAGCCCGTCAGCGCTGGTCCATGTGCCCGAAGTCTCGCTGGATGATGCTGCAATCTTGTATCCGATTCGGTAAGCCGTGAGGCTCCCTGAAACAGTCCCGTGATTGATCCAGCCAGATGGTAAAGCCGGGACGGTCGTTGCACCGTCATTGAAAGCAAAAGCCATCAGCAAGTCACCAGCGGCATGAGTGCCGAGGGTGACAGATGATGTTGCGGCTGCGGCTGAACTGATGCGGGAGATTGTCAAATTTGCGGCTCCGTATCTGGGTTACCATCCCATGCGTCGATCGCCGCGATGTTGGCGTTGTGCTTGCTAGAGGACATCTTACGCAATTCGTTTTGACGTCTTTCTTTCTTCATCGCCTGCCAGGCAGCGACAATCTGGGCGTCCACCTCGGGCAGTTTGTTCAGCCCACAAAGCGACACCATCCGACGACCAACGGCCGCGATGGCCTGACACGATGGGTGAGAGATGGCGAGCAACTTCGCATTGAATTCAGCATCGCCAATCGGCAGACCTGATCCGCCAGCCTGATGAACCACCCAGCCAAGCCCGATCGACTGAAGGAAGGAAATTAACGGTTCGACATTCGCGTCGCCAATGATCTGTGCGATGCCCAGCAGCGTCCACATCTGGCGATCCACCAGCAGGTGTGATGGATCCTTCGCAGCGGCGAGGATCTCAGCTTCGGTGAGCGACTCCCAGTTGTCGATCGCCTCGATGACTTTTCGGTAGCTCACAGTGGGCCTCCTGCCTTGCGTTCGATTTCAATCAGCCTGCCTTCGAGCTGCGACACCTTGGAATTGATCTGCAACCGATCTTCGTAGCACTCATCCGACGCAGCAGAGCATTCGTCCAGCCGCTTCTGCATGTCCGCAATCTGGGCTGCGTTGCGATCCTCGGAACGCTTCCAGAGAAACGTGGTTGCAGCAGCCAAGCCACCGATCGCGGTGACAAGCCAGCCAAAAACGGTTTGCGGGTTCTCAGGGTTCATTGGGCGTCCTCAGTCAATGACAACAAGTGGCGGGCTGTCGGGCATGTCGATTTCTTCCAGGGTCATCGTGGTTGGCAACTTCGCTTTGTACCAGCGGTCGAGTTCCTCGGCCGGGATGTTGTACATCGCCTTCGGGCCCCAGGAAGTGTTGTTCAGGATGAAAAACAGGTTGCCAGAGCGGTCGTAGAAGTGCCCGCTCCAGCCCATGTTATGGGCCCAGCGATCGTTCGGGTTGCGGGCGTGAATGTCGAACCCGTCGCGGTGCGTGCCAGTCTTCCTGATAGCAATCATCGAGCACATGAACGCAGTCTTCATCTGCTTCGATGCTTCCAGGTGCTCATCGACTGAGTTGATTTTGACGGATGCCAGCAGGCGAGAGTCGCAGAACTGGCGAAGCGATTCGATATGCTCCCAGTTTCCGAAAGCACGGTAGAGCGATGGCTTGCCGATTGGCTCTGGCAGCATCTTGGGAGCGTCGGCATCAAGGGTTCTCAGCAGTTCCAGCAGCTTCGGTGTCGAGCAGTCGAGAACTCCATCTTTCATGAGACTTTCGGCCATAGGCTCGCAGTAGAGCCCGTCGCTTCCCCGCATGTTTGCCCGCTTGCGTGCCATGCCGTACGTTTGAGGTGCGTAAGGTGCGATCGAACTGGGCCCAAACTCCGTCGTCCCAAGATACTCCTCGCCGTCGCCTCTCGCCGCGATTTGGGCAATTGCCCGCTGTACCCAAACGCGAAAAGTATTCGAGGCAACACAAGAGCCAATGTCCTGCGGAAGCCAGTCGAATTTTCGGCCCCATGTGATTTCCTCTAGGGTGTTCAGGCAAACGCTGTCGGCCCGCATCCCTTTGCGTTCCATCGCCTCCGACCAGCGACGCTGGATGCCTGGCAGAACGCGGTTGGTGGTTGGCCTGGATCGGTACGCAACCGGCATGTCCGCCGCCGCTCGCTCATGGTACTCGGTCTCATACCGAACCATCTCCGCCTCGGTCAGCGTTCCATCGCCCCAGCCCTGCGGCCCGATTGCGTGATCCAATCCGGTGCTCATCTGCCAGCCTCCAGACCGGCCGCGATGCAGGACCAGTAGGAATTGAGGCTGGCTTTGTCGAGCGGCCAGCGGGCGGTAAGATCCTGGTTGATCTGGGCGAAGAGGTCGCGGACGCGCTGCCGTTCGGTCTCAGGGATCGTCTGGGTGATCGCCCGGATGTCGTTCTGAAGCAGCCCGCCAGCGGTGGCAACCGTCAGCGTCGGGTCGTCAGTAATGCGGGCAGCGTAGGAGCGGTACACGGCAGCCAGTTCCAGCCGCTTCGGGACACCGACAGCCCAGGTGGCGACTCGTTTGGCGAGTTCGTCGAAATCCTTCGGCAGGTTGTCAGGGATCGGTGGCTGTGGTGGCGTTGGAGGTGTTGGTGGTTGCGGTGTTCCGAGGGTGACGACCATTGAGAACCGAGCGATTCCCTTTTCGGGATCGAAGCCGATCGCCTCGATGAGGTACTCACCTGGCTCGCCACTGAGGACTAGGGACTGCCGGCCGGTCTCCCGGCTGATCTCCTGCAGCTCGCCTTTCTCGGTCAGCGATCGGCGAGCGGTCACATCCCAGAACCGACAGTCAGTGCTCACCTCGATCAGTGCGACTTGCTGCTGTGTCACCTGCGCCTCGCCGTCGATCAGTACGAGCGAGCCAAGGAGGGTGGGAGGCTCAGATGAGGCGATCACAAGTGCCGAGCGGTTTTGAGCACTGAGCGTGATCATTCCGTACTGGCCGACGGCGGGCGAGGCGACTAGAGCAATCAGCAGGATCGAGGCGAGGAGCCGCATATCACAGCCCCAGGAGTTTCAAAAGGATCGGAAGGACGATCGGCAGGATCTCTTTCAGGAAATTGGCGAGCCCGTCCCAATTGATCCCGTAGCCGGAATCGCCGTACCAGACAGCCGTGCCAAACTTGGTGGGATCGGCGTCGTACTGCTCGGCCAGTTCCTCGACCACGGTGTCCTGGAGCTGACGCAACCGGCCAGGGAACAGGCGAAGCGATCGAACGGCCAGGCGTTCACGCAGGCTCCCGTGCTCTTTGGCCCAACTCAGAACCTGCGAGTAAAATGCTTTTTCGTCAGCGGTGTAGCGAATGCTCATTGTGCGTACCCTCCTACCTACCTAGAAACCAAAAACCGCGAAAATCGGAACTGCCGGAAGGAATTTTGTCGGATTTTTTTTGGCTCCGCTACTGGCGAGAGCGTGAACACTTGGGAGGACGATAAACGCCAGTATTAGCGATAGTAATAAATATCAGCGGACAGATGGTGTCTCAGTGCGAGGGCAGGATGGGTAGGCTAGGAAAGGACCCGCCATTTTGGCAGTCTAGGAATGAGACAAGAAAGTCTCAAAATGCGACGGCTACCCTGGGTGAGTGGGTGGTACTTTTTGGTCATCATCGCCTTCTCACCGCGACCACTAGCAGCCCGCCTGGCTTGCACTCTGCACGCTCCAGCACCAGTCGATCGATCTGTGAGTCATCATCGATCAGCCCGCCGTGAACGATGGCGTCGAGGCTTGCCTTCGTAAGGTTGTCAAGGTCTCGCCTCCTGCGATCCGGCGGGTGAACCAAAATCTCAACCTCGAGCCTAGCATCGCCGAACGGCTCCATCCCGGCCAGCAGCTCGGTGACGCGATCGCGGTACAGCCTGCCAGCTCGGCTCAGGATGGTACGTGCGCCGACTCGTCGCCAGAGCTGATTCACGCTGGGCGGGAACGGTAGCAGGATCTCAACTTGGTCCATCGGTTCAGCCTCCGTGTCCGCCTTGTCTCTTATATATAGACACTCTCCCTCCTTTTTACCATAAAACTACTCAAGGAGACACCCTTACTGACACCTGACGATCGAAACTACTATATATATTTATTTCCTTATTTTTATTGGGTATTCTTCAAAATTAGGTGTCAGGAAAGGTGTCGGGATTTTTGGTATCGTCAATGACGCCTCAAAAAAAAACCGTTCGACACTCGACGGCTAATGGACGGATCGGTTGACGCATTACTTAGGAAATCTTTGACTCGCCACTAGCCAGTAATCTTACATTCGATACATTACAGTAGGTGTCTGTTTTGTTTTCTGTTTTGTAAGGAGCTTGGTATGAGTTTTCGTCGTGTGATTTCGATTCCACTTCCACAGGGCTGGGCGGAAGCGATTAAAATCCAGTTGAACGGCATGCCGATTTCAACGTGGATTCGAGAGATTGCCATCCGCAACGAACTGGAGCGACGAGGCGTTCTAATGGTGCCACGTGACGTCGCCAAGAAACTGATGCGGGATGCAGTGCCGATCAGTGCCGATCTGCTGGATCGGGCGGATCCAGAGGTCGCAGAAGAGGCAATACTTGCGATGCGTCGAGCACAAAAGTAGCCAGCTTTTCCCATCGAATTTTCAGCCACTTGGGCGATTTTCCCAGGTGGCTTTTTGCTTGCCAGAAAATATCTCAAAAATTATTTACGGTTGGCCTTGCATTGGTCGATCTATCCGCTATCGTTATTGATGTGCGGCAGGGAAATCAACTTCAACAGGAGACACGACGATGACGATTCAGCAAGCAGCAGACCGAGCGGCAGAATACCTGGCAGCAGTTTCGGCAGCAGTGGACATCGAGATTCAGGTTGTGACCTCTGCGGGTCACACGATGTACGCGATCTTTGATCGCAACGGCCTTGTTGATGCTAGCCTGGCTCCACGAATCTGCGACTGACGCAGTTCACGACAGTTTGCCGCCCGGTCGCAGTGGCCGGGTGGCTTTTCTAACGACAGCAACAGGAGACACGATGATGGCGACGACAGCGTTTGAAATCGTGCGGGTGGACGTGTTAGCGGCACCGAGCTGGGAGTCTGGCTGGCGGGTGTGTGCAGTCAGGAGCGATGGAACCCGGGATTTGTTCTGGAGCGATGCGGACACCTTGAACGACGCCATTGAGGAGGCGATCGACCGGTACGATCTGCCAGCCACCCGCGATGACTTCGGCGTCTGCGCCCGTGAAGGCTGGGCCATCTGGGAGCGGGCGGAAGATGGCGAGTGATTTGACCCTAGCCGATCTCATCGGCATCGTTGCGGTGTTCGTTTTGATTCTGGCGGTTTATCTGACTGGCGGTGAGTGACAGATACTGGATCGGCGGCGTGGCGTGTCGACTGTTGCGCAGCAGTTGGCCGGAGACGCAACTTTCCTGCGGAGACTAATTACCTCCGGCGAAAGGAGACGCAGGTTCGATTCCTGCCCGATCCACTGGTTTTGGTTTTGTGGTTTTCAACAAGGAGATTGATTGTGCGACGTGACAAGAGAAATCGACTCGGTATCGGCATCATCGAGGCGTGGTTGATTTTCTGGGGCGTGGTGGGTGTGCTGGGTACCGTTGAAGGCTTTTTCCAGCCCGGCGAGCGACTGGCCGAATGGGTGACAGGCGAGGATGTTTTCATCGATGGCAAGCCGTCAGAATGGAATCCGTGGTGGGGCGACAAGCCAAAGCCTCCGACTGTGGAGTAGGCGTGGCGGGTCGGCTCATTGGAGTTTAGCGGGTTCAAATCCCGCCCGACCTGATGAGAAGTGTATAACGCTTGGGTTCATCGAGCCGCCAAAGGAAAATTATGACTAAACCAAAAGACGTTGTGGGCGGCTTCGATGCAACCCATTGTTCCACGGCCATTACACGTTCAAAGATTGACGTTCGCATCATCGGAGATCATCCACACACCGGAAAGAGCGGGTGGATTCCTCTTCGCAATGGCGAGCCAGAGACGGTCAATATGTTCGGTCGCCTTATGGCCAAGATTGAGTTTCCAGACGGCACAGGGTGCTACGCAGAAATGCGGCACTTTTCTATTTACAAGGATTGATTGTGAACGGTTATTTATTGATGGCACGCATGGAGATGGATGATCTGCCTTTGCGTTGGTTTGCAAACGAAGTTTCAATGGGGCATTGGTTGCAGTTTTCGCCGTCTTCGTTCCTCGATGAAATTGATGATTTGGTGGCAAAACATAGGCTATCAAGGTCTCCATTGCTCAGGATTGAAGCATGGCAGTATCAAGACAGCGAGTTGGTAAAGATTACGCACGTTATGGGTTTCGAGCACATTGAGGGATAGCATGGCTAGTAACACGTTCACGATTGAAATTTGCGACGAAGATCGACGCCGTATTGATGCGCTGGTCGATGCGTTGAAGAAAAGCGAAGGATTGTCCAAGTTGCTGGAGCAGCGAGACGCAAAGTTAAGTGTGGTGGTCGCACATTGCGAGCACCCAGTTGTCGCCCATGATATTGACGATGGAGCGACATGCAGTAAGTGCGGAAAAGACTTGGGGTGGTTTTGCCACATCTCACCGAAGCATTTTTGCGAGTACACCGACGACGACGAATTGTGCATTCATTGTGGTGCACCGGAAGAGCGCCAGTAGGTCCGTGGAACAAGCGTTATACAGAGTAGCGGCGGGTTCGAATCCCGCCCGACCTGATTTTGATTGCAGTGAACTGTTCGAAAAATTCGAAGGGTTGGCAAAGGAGACAGCGATGGCGGACGGTTTTCGAGGCATCCCCGGCGTGCCGGAGGGGTGGGAGTTGGTGAGGATTACTGAAGATCCAAAGTCTGGTGAGTTTGCACTTGAATGGCCCAATAGGGCTGTTATGGTGACTGATCCTGACATGTGGGAACTGGCTGTAATCATCCGCAAGATCGAGAAACCGAAGCGGTATCGCCCGTTTGCCAATGCTGCGGAGTTCAAGCCGCATCGGGATCGGTGGATTCGATTTGCTTCTGATGATTCATCTGCGTGCTGGAAGGTGAGCTGGTATCGAGATGATGGTGTTTTTTTAAATCACGGGCCAGAAAGGAGACATTTGACCTTTGGCCTCGTGTTTGAAGAATGGACGTTTGACGATGGCACTCCCTTCGGCGTGGAGGTGACAGATGGCGAGTGACGCAAGCAAAGACGATGACTGGGATGACTCTGAATCGTGCGCGGTCGAGTGCGATCGCTGTGGCGACGTGCTGAAATGCAAGCTTACCGAAGATCCTTACATCGCTGAAGTAAACCCAGAAGACGAGAACGGATTGGATTGGTGGTGCTATCGATGCTGGGACCAAAGGCATGGAGACATCTAAGAAACGGAGGTGACAGATGAGCGACGTTGACGCGCTGGCCTGTGTGCTGGATGAGCGGTACGGCATGGATGGATGGGCCATGTGGCGAGCTACGATCGGTGGCTGGGTGGTCAAGATCGAGAGCGACAAGAGCACACACAGCAAGCCAACCATCAGCCAAGCACTCAAAGCAGCAATTGACTACAAGCCTTTGCCGGTGGTTCCGAGAAGGCCGGGCCTGTTTTCGGCTGCTGGTGCAGGCATATACAAAGCCGGCAAACGTGGTTGGGGGGTTGAGTATAAGGGGCGTGATTGTTGCGTCTGGTTGGACACAAAGAAGCTAGCCGAGCAATGGGCCAAGCAGGAAGAAGAGCGGGCTGATAAAGCCTACGACGACTGGATGGACAATCACGGCTGGACGTTGGGAAAGCAGGAAGGAGTGGACTTTAGGTATGAGTGACAACAGGCAGACCGATGCGGAGCTGGTCAAGTGCTTGCGAACGCTGGCGACCTGGAAAACACTGCCACTTGCCATTGAAGTTTTTGTGGCGTCAGCCGACCGGCTAAAGCAGTATCACAACGAGGTAACGAGCGTGCTCGAGCTACTCGACGGACTGGCGGAGCAATGGGGTGATGAAGCGGTTTTTCGACGTTGCCGGGATCGGCTAAGGGAGTTGGTAAAGTAGTCTTCACCCGTGGTGTAATCCAGGAAACACAATCAGCCTCGGCTGAAAGTTGCGGGTTCAAATCCCGCAGGCGGGTATCCTGATGGCGAGCGTTAGAAACCGACATGGCGCGTTCGTCAGGGCTCCGGGTAGCTGTGAGAACCGGACAACAAACATCCGCAGCAGCAGTCGAGCGGGCGAGACTCCAATGTCCTGCGGCGATTGCATCGAGCTGGGTCAAGGCCCGTGGCGGTTCAAGTCCGCCAGGCTCGTTGGGTGGTTTGTGTGATGTGGGTTGAATCAGGAGAGCGGAACGTGATCGTCTACTTTGTAGTCAAGTTGCGTGATGGAGGAATCGAACAGCGAGTCAATCTTGGATTCAGCGCCCAAAGCCATTTGCCAGCAGTTGGCGATTCGGTGTCGCTTGGTGAAGGCATGGTCGCTCGAATCAAGCACCGTTTTTTTGAACTGGACGAAAACGAAGGAGTTTTGGAAGTGATTTTTGTATGCAAGCAGATGAAATAATCGGAGGTTGAAAAGTGCCATGGATGAGCAATGGAAATTGATTCCAGGTTACGGCGAGCGGTACATGGTTAGCAATCTTGGGCGAGTGAGTTCGATGATCAACTACCGAATTCATACGCTGAAACCGGGAGCGACATCGAGAGGCTATCTGACGGTCAGCTTGTACGATGGCAGCATTCCTAAGAAACCAAGATCGGTTACCGTTCATCGCCTGGTGATGGAGGCGTTCGGACCGCCATTCGATCCAAGCAGACCGCACATCAATCACAAGGACTTGGACAAAACCAACAACCGCATCGACAACCTGGAATGGTGCAGCCCGCTGGAGAACAACCGGCACGCTGTAGACAACGGAGTGAGTGGGCTCAAGAACGAGAAAAACGCTAACTCAAAACTGACCGACGCCCAGGTTGCTGAGATTCGGCAACGATTAGCAAACGGTGAGATCGCAACTCATTTTGCTCACGAATATGGCGTTTCATATCGCCACATTTACGACATCGGAAAAGGAAAGTATCGAAACAGCAGCCAGGAGGACCAAACGTGGCAAGTATCGTAGTAACAATGTCAGATGAGATGAGAGACGCCATCGAGGCTGAAGCCGAGAAGTCAGGTCAGCAGCTCAGTAGATGGTGTCGGGACAAACTCAAAGCCCAGCTTGAGCAGCTCGGCCACAGCGATCTCGGAGAGACTCCTCGGCCAGGTCGGCCAGGTGCTTCGGTTCAGCGTGCGACTGGACCAGATTTTCACGGCGCGTAGCGGTTGATTTCACAAAGGAGAACAGCGATGGACAAGGCAATCGTCGAACGACTGAGCGAATCATGGTGGGTGACGTACCGGCAGCGAGGCCAGGCGTTTTGTGAACTGGTCGGGCCAGCGACTCTTACGCTCGACCAGGCATGCCATGAGGCGGAGAAGATCATCGGCCAGTACCTGGGACAGTGGCAGCACGGTCGTGACTGGGCGTTGTTCACGCCAGCGACGCTTCCACCGGTTGACCAGGTTGAGATGTCACCCGAGGCGAAGGCATACCTGAAGGATCAGCAGGCGGTGTTCCTAGATCCTCCAAAAGCGATCGATGCAGACTGGGAACCAGTGCCAGCGGGTGACTGGCTCTGGAACTGCATCATCGCGGCGAGCTTGGTCTACATCGCCGTCGCGGTGACGGTCCTCGCCTATTTCGGTTGACCTGAAACCGATCACGTCTACAATGTTGGCAGTTCTCCTGGGGAGGCGGGATCTGTCGCACAAACAACCCGCCTCCCTTCTTTTTTGTCAGGAGAACATCATGGCAAAGCATGGCTTGTCTGCCGACGATATTGGAAACCTATTTGCAGACTTAAGGCGATGGGTGCGATTTGGGGCAGTTTTACGAGTCGTTGATGGAGACACCTTCGATTGTCGCCTGGATCTCGGCCATAGAATTTCAGTCGACTGCCGATTCCGACTGTTCGGTGTGAACGCACCCGAGCGAGGCCAGCATGGATGGGATGCAGCCACCAGTGCGATGAAACGGATTCTGCTGCCTCTCATCAAAGAGGAACTGGCGGTCGTCACCTGGAGGGACAAACGGGACAAGTATGGGCGGTACGTGGCCGATGTCGCGATTCCTCAGACCGCTGGCAAGTCGGCAGCTTGGACCACGTTTGCCTGGCTCAGTGATCTCATGCTAGCCACTGGCACCGTTGAGGAGTACCTACCGTGAGCGATGCACTGATCGAACAGGCGAAGCGGTTCTACCACAAATTCGGGCCTGCGAACTGCTGGACGGGAACCAGCGGTGAGGCGTCAAGGATCATCAAACAACTGGTCGAGCGGATCGAGGAATTGGAGGGAGTTCAGAATGTCAACGAGGATCGAGAATATCACGGCTACCGAGTACGACGCAGCACGGCGACTGTACATGGGCAGCCACAGTTTGGAGTCGTTTATCCGGTCACCGAGGAGGTTTCAGCTAGAGGCAAAGGGATTGGTCAAAACGGCTGATTCGTCAGCGTACGCTTTCGGTCGAGCGTTCCATTGCTGGCTGCTGGAAGGCGAGTCTACTTTCCTGAGTCGTTACCTTGTCAGTGAAGGCCCGATCAACGAGAAGACGGGCAACCCGTACGGGCGCGACACCAAAGCGTTCCAGGCGTGGCTCGCCGAGCAGACTTGCGAGCTGGTGACGGGTGAGGAGTTCGCTCGAATCCAGGGCATGGCGGCCTCAGTGGCTGAGACGGTTGGTAGCGATATTTTTCTTGGTCATGGCGAGCCCGAGGTGACCATTCGCGGGCAGATGATGGGCGTTGATTGCCAGAGCAGGCTGGACTGGCTTGATGTTGGTACCAAGACGTTTTGTGACGTGAAAACGTGTGCCAACCTTGAGGACTTCGAAAGGTCTTTTGCCAGGTACGCTTACGGTCGCCAGCTTGCGTTCTACCGTGAGATGCTCCGTGAGCTAGGCCAGGGATCGGACTGGCGGGTCTTTGTGCTCGCCATCGAGAAGGATGAGCCGTTTCGAGGCCAGATGTACCAGGTGATGGACTCGACTTTGTTGGTGGCGAGGGAGGAGGTATTGCGAGGGTTGGAGCAGTACCGAGCGGTGTGCAATGAGTTCGGCGACAACGTGTGGCCGATCAGTTTTCAGTTCGGACGATCAGTGAGGGCGATCTGATGAAGCGGTTAGCAGTTGAGACGGAGATTCACGAAATTGAGGTGCCGGTGGGCCTGCTCAAGAGTGATGAGCGGCTGGTGTTGGCAGTGACTGAGGATGGCGACGAGTATTTGAATCTGAGTTTTGAGCGGATGGACTGCACGATCTCAGGCGGACTGTACCGTCCGGTGATCGTCAAAAAGGAGGCTGGCGAATGACGTTGCAAGTTTACTCGACGAAGGTAATTCGCCCGCGAAAGACGTTCTTGTACGGCGTCGGCAAAATCGGGAAATCAACGTTCTGTGCCCAGGCACCAGGTGCGATCTTCATCCAGTGCGAAGACGGGCTTGCCGACATCGACGCGGCTAGCTTCGGCGTCTGCACGGCGGCTGAGCAAGTGTTCGAACAGCTCGCCTGGCTGAAGACGGAGGCTCATGACTTCCAGAACCTAGCAATCGATTCGATCGACTGGTTCGAGCGTCTGGTGTACGAGCAGATTTGCCGTGAGGCCGGTATCGCGTCGATCGGTGACATCAGCCACGGTCGCGGGTACAACCTGGCGTTCGGCTGGTTCCAGAGACTGACGCGGGAGCTGGACGAACTGATCTTGAGCCGTGGCATGGGTGTTTTTCTCATCGCCCACGCTGAGCCTGTTCGGTTCGAGGATCCCGAGACCGCTGGCTACGATCGCTGGCAACCGAAGCTCCAGAACCAGGTTCTGCGTCACCTCCGCGAATGGTGCGACGAGATTTTCTTCGCCTGCGAAAAGGTGATGACGACGAAGGAGGAGGGGCGGATGGGAAAGGACGTTTACAAGGCCAAGAAGGTTGGCCAGAGGATTCTGAGAACCACTGGCAAGCCGTCGGCGGTCGCTGGGAATCGCCTGCGAGGCATCCCGGAAGAGATCGCACTCGACTACAACGTTTACGCGCAGTACCTACCACAAAACCAAGGAGAGCATAACAATGGCTAGATTCAATATCGGCAACTGGGATGACGTGCCTGATCGCGGTGAGTATCAGCCGATTCCGGCCGGTGATTACCTTGTCGAGGTGACATCCGGTGAGGTTAAGGAGAATCACGAAGAAGGTTCCTCGACCGTTCAGTTTGTCTACACGATCATCGATGGCCCGTTTTCAGGTCGCCAGCTCCGTAGCAATCACGCTGTTGAGCACCCGATCGAGCAACGGCTAGAAATTGGGCTCATCACGCTGAAGCAGATGAGCCGGGCTGTCGATTTGCTCAACCCTAGCGGCGAGACGGATGAATACATCGGCCGCCAGTGCAACGTGCGGGTGTCGTGCGATCCAGGGAAGGATGGCAAGACGTACAGCAACATCAAAACCTGGTGGTCGCTGAGTTCTCAAGCTCCGCCGGTGCGTCAGTCTACGGTTCGCACCGTGGCGCCACAGGTGAGCCAGCAACCACAGCAACCACGCCAGCAGGCACCAGGCCAGCCGCAGATGTGGCAACCTGGCAATCGGCCGCAGCCGCCGAGGTCGCCACAGAGACCGTACAATGGAGGCCAGCAACAGGGCGACGGTGGACCGTTTTAGCGTGAGGCTCGATTATGGATGGCCAGGAAGAATGGATTCAAAAAACGGCTTCCTGGCTGTCCTGCCGGTTTCGTGTGTCGCCAGATGATGCCAGGCAGGAGTTGTCGCTGTGGCTCATCAAAACGAACGGGAACCGGAAGTTCTCAAAGCTGAAAGCGATTCAGGTTTTTCTGAGTGAGGATCGGGCTTGGCAGGGTGCTGTGGTCGAGCGGGCAGCAGCACCTGAGCCCAGCGATATTGAGATCCTGGCGGGTGAGCTGCTGAAGGAGCGGGACTGGCTGGTCGTGCAGTTGCACGTTCAGCATGGCTTGAGTTTTGCGGCGATTGGTCGCCAGCTCGGGCTGAGTGGTCGGAGGGTGTCGACGATGTACATGAAAGCAATCGAGGAGCTGAGGGAATCATGGGAGCAGTGAGCGAAGACGGGAATCCGTTTGGCGACTTCTACACGATGTTGCGAAAGCAGCTCGCCAAGATGAAGCGAGAACTGTATGCGGGCGATGCGTGCGTTGTTCTGGCGAGGATCGACGCGATCGATTCGATGGTGGAGGTGATCCAGGGCGACGACTGGGCGAACGAGAAACGTGAGGCTGAGTTCGTTGAGGAGCTGAGAACCAGTTCGCAGCATGTCCAATCGATCATGCGATGCCTGGAGGATGGCGAATCGGTTCAGGCTGGCGATGAGGTGTACGACACTTTGGACCAGGACTGGCGAGCGGTTCCAAGTGATCTGGTTGGCACGGTGTTTTGTGCCTTCAGCCAGCATCCAGTGAGGCGGAAGGTTGTGGCGTGTGTTGAGGGTTGATTTCACTTTTGGAGGGTTAAGCGATGGAAGTGGATACCAATGAGCTATTGCATCGCATCGGTGCGGTGTTGCGTGGGATTAGCAAGAAGCTGGATCTGCTGGTTGAAATGGCATCTGACCATTTTGCCGACGCCAGCAAAATAGTCGCCGAGGAGCCAGCGAAGGAGGCGTCGCTAGGTGGCTTGCCGGACCTTCGGACGTTTGCACAGCCCAATTTGCGATGGCGAATCCTTGAACCGGGAGAGGTTGTGTGTTCTAGCGATTGGGTGACGGCAAAAACAAGCCCGCCGAGCGATCCGCCCAACGGCTTGGGATGGCGTCCTGTCGACGCTTCTGTTGGGACATCGGTATGTCAAGACGACCCGTGCATTTTCGCCCGTCTTGTTGCCGACGAGCCAGCGAAGGAGCCAGAGCCACCCAAGCCACCCGAGCCACAATACCGTGAGCCGGTGCTGCCTGCCGATGCGGGTAAGTTGTGTGAGTTTTCGGACGATGACAAAACATGGCGCAGCGGCTACCTGAAGGGTTTTGATTACGACGAACACAGGCATCAAGGGGCAGGATGGCGACGCAATCAAAACTGCTCATCCGATCGAGCAAGGCACAGCTTTGCCCGCATCAAAAAGGAATCATGATGCAGCCACGCTGGTACCAAACTGAAGCAGTTGAGGCGGTCGCGTCGTGGATGGCAACCGCTTCAGGCAACCCAGCAATCATCCTGCCAACTGGTGCTGGCAAGTCGCTGGTGATAGCCATGCTGGCCGATCGAATCATCGCTCAAGGCGGGCGGGTGGCGATCTTCCAGCATCGGGAGGAACTCATCCGGCAAAATGCCGAAAAGTTCGTGACGCTTCGGCCAGATGTGCCCATTGGTATCTGGTCGGCATCACTGAAGCAGAAGAACGCACAGCCATCAGTCGTGTTCGCTGGGATCCAGTCAGCCTATCGGGAAGATGTCCTGCTTAACTTCGGATGGCGGGATCTCATCATCGGCGATGAGTGCCACCTGGTTCCATCGGATGGCGACGGGATGTGGCGGCAGATGCTCGGCTACTTCGCGAAGATGAATCCGGCAAGTCGATTTGTCGGGCTCACCGCTTCGCCTTGGCGACTCGATTCTGGCTCCATCATCGGGCCTGACAAAATGCTGCACGATGTCGCGTTCCAGGCTCCGCTAGTGCGGCTGATCGAGGAAGGCTACCTTTGCAACTTGATTTCCAAGGATCCCGATTTCCATGTCAGCACCGATGGCGTCGGCAAGGTTGGCGGCGAATGGAACCTGAAGCAGCTTGATCAGGCAGCCAGCAAGGATGAGCAATTGGTTCGCCAGGCTGTCGCCGAGCTGCTGCACCGAACGGCCGGTCGTCATTCCTGCCTGGTGTTCTGCTGCGGTCGCAAGCACGGTCAGATGGTCGCCTCGATGATCGCAGATGCTCAGCCTGGGAATGTGGCGTACGTCGATG